TGTTGCCTGTGCTTGACGGGTCGCCAATAAGGGGTGATGTTCTTCCTGATATTAAGGCATACAAAACATCTAGCTTCTCAATGTCCTTGTCAGCTTGCTTTCTTCCAGCAACACCTAGTTTTTTGCCTTCCTCAAGGATGTCTTTCTTAATTGCCTCAAAGTCTCCATCAGAGAATATACCCTTTTTAGCTAGTGCAACCTTACCCTGCATTGAGTTTATATAGCTGTTTACTACGGCTTCAGTGTCCCTTTCCATAAGGTCTTTAATGTGGAGTGTTCTGCCATTAAACTCGTCGCTGGCACTCATATCAAACTTTAACCTACGCTTGGCCCTAGCTGGCACACCTTCTCTATCCATATCTAACTGGCTTAAAAGCCTATCAACTCTAGCCTCATCAAGCAGTTCTTCTTCAAGCAAAATGTCTCGCAACGCTTCTTTGTTTGATGTGCTAAAAATTCTAGCTAATCCAGCATCCATTCCGATTTCGTTTTTGACAATTTTGCCATACATGCCCTTGGCTATTGCTTCAGCAATGTCATCATCCATGCCCCGATTAGCCGAAAGCAAGCTATTCTTCAAAAGCTGTTGAACTCTCTGAGTGCCAAAATCTTCTTCTGCTTTAAGAAATCTATGCCCATCCCACAGGTGAGTAAAATAGGTTAAATCTTCTGGAATGTCATCAAAGCCTTTGACGTTAGCCCTCTTAGCTTCTTGCAGCATGTCCTTAAATAACAGGCTTGTGTTGCGCGCGGCGGCAATCACGTTTGCATCAGTTGATGTGCCAGGTGATTCAATCTCGTCAGCCACTAGCTTGCCAAACTCTCCGCGCCGTGACTCTAACTTTCTTGCACCATAACTCACGCCGTTAGCTGTTGCCCAGCCATCGTAAGCATCATCATACTTAACATAAAATTTATTTGACGTTACCTTAGTGCCTACCGTTTTGATTAGGTCTGCCGTTATCTCGCCAGGTTCAACAGCGTCCTCGCCTAATATCCCTGCAATTCTACGGCTAATACCAAGGGTGCTGCTTTTAAGTTGACCAACCATATCAAATCGCAGTTTGCCAAATGCTGCAAATGGTTCTGCATCTGCGTCATCTATGCGTTCCTGTATGCCTCTGCGTATATCCATTTCTTGAACCGAACGTGAGGCTGGGTTTTCTGCTGCGCCAACACCAGTGTCAATGCCACGGTCAATCATAGCCTGATTTACATCAGCCGCCTGACTCTCCTCGGCATATCTCATAGTGTTTATTGCAGCTTTTTTATATCGGTCAGACGAGACCTTGCCGAAGACACCAACTCCAGCACTAACTGCACCGCCTAGCAGAAAACCACCGCCAGCCGCATACAAAATATCATACGGGTCTTTCATGTTATTCTGAGACACAAGATAAGACTCGATAGCCGCTGCCGATACTGAACTAGCAGTCGCGTTTCTAAATACTCTGCCTAGTCTCGTTGCCTTGCCACCCCAAATCATTGGGGCCGCTATTCCCTCAGTCGCAATAGTAGCTGCAATAGCAGGCACGTCTGCCGTTGCCGCAGCAACTTGCAACGCAACACCACCCCATCCGTATTTGGCTATGGTCTCTTGGTTCTTAATAGACTCTTTTGCACGGTCGTGCATCTTCTGCAAATGAGGTAAGCTAACCGCATCAGCTACATAATCACGTCTGTCCTCTGGTATGCCGTCTGTGTACTGTTCAATTAGTTCTGGGGTAAGCCTAAAGCCCTCATCTGGTTCGTGAGACTCAAGGCCATTAAATATCCAAGACATAGTGTTTTCTTCAGCAAACGCTGCATCAACAGCTTGACCGAAAGTTACCTTCTCACGTTCTTCTTCGTATAGACGTTCAGCCGCCTGTTCCTCTAAAATGCTGATAGGGCGGTCTACTTGTATTTGCCTTGGGTCAAGTGCCACTCTGCGTCCTCTCAAACTCTACAGATAGTTTTTGCAGTTCCGCAGCTTCATCAAGCAAAGACTTTCGCTTGGCAATAGCAGCCTCTGCCGCAAAGTCACCTTGTTCTTTCCTAATTTTAGACAGGTTCATCCCAGTAAATTTGTTTGCTTCCCTGCGCAATCTTTGTATTTCTTTTGTGCGTAGGGCAGCATCTGTCAAACCTCGTTTTTCTAGGTTCTCTTGGATTATTTTTTCATTCTTAGTTCCAGCGTCACCCGCCAGCAATCCTTCCAGGTCTTCTATTGTGTAAAGAGGTTCAGCATATTTAGTGGCAAAAACCCCGTTCTCAACAATAATCCACTCATCAGACCTTCCTGTTGTTGGTATCAACGCAATGTTGTCCAAATTCAGGTCTGTTATTTTACCCAAATCTCCGGCTGGCAAGGCCTGGTTTTTACCAAAAAAATCTTGCGCTGCTAAATCTACCATTCGGCTAATATTTTTAGGGTAACTTTTGCGGCGAGGTATAAGTTGCCCACGCAAGTTTATATGTGTATCAGCAATACTTTTAGCAGCGGCCTTTACAGCGTCTTCAGGACTCATTGTACCCATGCTGATATAAATTTTACTTACGTCTTCAATCCGTTGTCTGATTAATGCGCGGTTATCTATTTTTTCTCCAGATATTTGGATTCCAAATATTGTTGTAACCGCTGCATCTTGTATAGCGTCCACTTCTTTCTTGACTGATGCGTATCTAGGTTCAATATTAACGCCACTATTAAATGAACGTGTAACTCTATTTATGGCATCTCCAGTGTCCACGCCTATAGCTTCCAGTGATAACACAGAGTCGAAATAAGCACGGTTCTGGTCTGTCGTGTGGTCAGTAAGAACCCCCTCACCTCTAGCTTTAACCTGACGATAGGCTTCTAAGCCTTGTAAAACAGAAGCTGTATCTGGGCTTGGGTCGTATAACGCTTCATTTGCTGCGCCATCAATAATCCCTTTGATAGTCGGAGAGGTCATGTTGTTACGGGCAAGGAGGTCAAGCTGCATAGGTAAATCTAAGCCAGTTAAAGCCTCATTCATTATCTTTTCTTCTTCGTCGGCGCTATAAATGCCATTGTAGTTATCCAATGTGCCTCCAAGAAAAGCCTTAACGCCAGCATCATGTCGTACTTGTTTTTGCTGTGCTGTTACAATATCCGCGCCTGTGACTGCGGCAGACTTCAATACAGTATTCGCAGACCTGCCAGTTGAACCAGCGTTTTCAATTAAAGACGGGTTGCCGCCAAATGATTCAGTGATAAGTGACCGCGCCGTGTCCGATAGAAGCTGCGCTTGCTGATAATTGCCCTCAGACAAGGCAACCTTAGCTTGCGCGTCCATACTCCTTGCAGTAGCAAGCACAGACTCGTTTGCGTCTTCAACATTTTCACTGGTGCTATACACATCTTGCGCCATAGCCAACGCGCCATCTGCACCCTCAGACTCAAAGCCATCAAAAATAGATGCGGTGTTTGCTGCCCGAACCTCGTCCTGATAACCTTTCTGTATTTTAGTAACCTCAGTAATTAGCTTTGTTCTCTTGCCAATAGGCATATCTTCCGCGTTAAAAGAAAGTGTGTCTCCGTTTCGGCGTGTGATGGTAAAGTTCTCGCCCGCAGTGTACCCTTCTATTACTTGCTGCGCCTCGGCTGAGGACAGGTCAGCCTCTAACAAAACTTCTGCCGTTTCTTCATACAGCTTTGTACCCAAGTTTGATTTTGCTGTTGCTATGCTGCTTTTTGCTTTTGTTAACACAGAAGGGTTAAGGCTTTCGTCTTTTTTCAGTTCTTCATAAGCGGCGTTTAGTTCATCAATGGTTTGCGCAGACTCCATCCTAAGATTGAATGTGTCTACCTTTACATTTTGTGTGAAGGACTGTGGAGTATACTTTAGCTTTCTGTTTTCAACGGTTGCAGCATCAAACACCTTTATAGCGTTTGCTTCTGCAAGCATGTATGGGGCAGAACCAGGCGCGGCAGTACGCATAGTTTGCCTATAGCTGTCTAAAGAAGCATTGTCAGTTTCAGTGCTTAACTGTGTTCCTCTGTTAAAAGCGTTTTTTTGTGCATTGAGAGAAGCTATAGAAAACTCGGAATTTATTTGAGACCTTACTAAACCTAACCTACGTTTGCTTAAACCTTTGTTTTCCAACCTTCCTAAATAGTCAGCTTTGTGTAAATCCATATTAACCTTGGCGTCACCAAAGGTTGTGCTTTGGTCTTCCATGCTTTTCTGCAAAGCAAACTCTTTTGCAAGCTCTGCCTCCTCTTGCAGTATTCTTCTGTCTTCTCGACCACGTTCTTGTTCTGCTAGTTTTGAAACCGTATCACCAATTTGTTCGCCAAGCGCAGCCATAGCCCTGCCTGGTGCTTCAAAGTCAGCGCTGCTTGCCCGTGGCCCTAGTGAACCAGTAGCTAATCTTACCTGTTGTTCGTATACTGGAATCTTAGGCATTAGTACCTCACGCCATTAAAGTTCCGGCCGCCTTGCCAACGCCCGATAATAATGATTGATATGCTTGCGTCTTCAGTGCTGTAGCACGGGCTCGGCCTGAAGCACGGGAAAGCGCAGCCTCCGCTACTTTACCAGCTTCTTCCACATCGCCAGCGTATTGTATTTTTACAACGTCCATGTTGGCATTATAATACGAGTCAAACAGTGCTTGTAACGGGCTGCCTGACATCTGCACACCGGCCTTTGCAGTGGCAACACGTTGGGTTGCTATAAGGCGGTCAGACTGTTGCCTGAAACTGGCTTCTTCATCGACCTTTGCGCGGCGCAAAAGGACAGCTTCATTTTCCGCAACCTTGGCATTGTACTCTGCCGTTTGCTGGGCAGCTTGGGCGGCAGCTTGGTTTCCTTTGAAACCCATAATCCCACCAAGCGCAGAGGCTCCGGCTGAAATCATTGTAAACGGCATTACATCACCCTTGCCATGCGATAGTAATCACTACCGTCTGGCCCAAATTTAAGCATAATTCCTTCATTCTCAAATCCCATCCACTCAGCAAACTTGACAGCGCCTGGATTCCCTACATGAATACTTGCCTGTACACGGTGCAAATCTGTTGTTTCCAGTATACTATTAAATAGCGTCCTAGCATACCTAGCTAATGACAGCCTCCAACTCGGCGCATGTTTAGACAGAACAACCCAGCCTTCGCCAACGCCATCCCACATTTCGTGTATTCCGCCAACAGCTATAACTTCCTTGTTGCCCATAATCGCATAGCCTACGACTTGGTTGCTGTTATTGAACGCAGCCCGCATGCTTTCTGGAAACTCAAAGTCAGTCTCAATGCTATTAACAAAACTTGAATCAAATGGAACTATTCTAAGCATCGAACGTGTTTGACCTTCTCATTATAGCAACGATTGTCATAGGCAATGGCTGGCTTTGCCTAATAACAACTTGCGCATCGTTCTCATATCCAGATGGGAAAAATATCTCCTTGTCTCCATTAAACAATGGAACCGCTGTATCCATAGACATACTGCTATCTCTGAAGGGCAGTCTGTCTAAGTTATTCACATCTGGCCCGAGTTCTGCCCCCACAGTGTCCAAGAACCTGGCAGTGATACCGTGTATACGCTTAATCTTGCCCTGTGCAATTCCGTCATTTGCGCCAGCCTCTAACCTTAATGTTTCCACAAGAGAGTTGTAAGACAGCCCGACATGCACCTTGCTTGCTTGGCGGTCTAACGTAATACTCCCGCTTGAAACAGTTTTATCTGGGTGTGTGGAACCGTCTGCCAGTATCTGCACCGATTCACCTTCAAGGTGGTCAAGCCCAGTTATTGTTGTGGTAGCTGCGCCATCATATGTGATACCGCTGTCTACATAAAAAGCATCGCCTACATCCTGGTTGAAATATATAGACTTCATATACACAATATGGCGCACGGTTGAACCATCTATTGTTCTCTTAACAGACAGGTAAACCTGGTCTTCAGTGCCGCTTGGAATGGCTGTTATGCTTTCGACAACACCACTGCCGCCTAATGGGTGTTGGTGCCACCCTATAGTATTGTTTGCAGGGTCGTAACTCAGCCCAATTAGCGTGCCGTCACCTCTGACAAACCATAAGATAAGTTCCGGCTCTTGCTGCCAAACCATATCAGTTACCCCACCTCTTGCAAGATGTTCCCCTAACACGGTTAAATCCCTGCCTACTAGGCCATCCGTATCTAAGCTAAAGGTAACTTCCTTTACTTTTTCCCCGCCCTTTTGAATCATAATTGTACTTGCGCCAGCCCGTAATGGCCTGACATCACCAGAACCAAAGGTAGTCTCTCTAAGTACATTTAAGTTAGTGGGCGTAACGGCCGTTGTGCCAGTGCCGCCTGACAAGGTAAACTCTGCGCTGCTAGTCATAATTTGCAAGAAACGCCCAGGAATCATGTGTTTGATAATATTAACTTGGTCAGAGGAGATTGTGACATTTACAGCATCATCGTCTTCTGTGCCAGGCGTATGGTTTTCAAAATCTGCCGTGACAGAACCAAATATTGATTGGGGCTTGCCTATTGTTCCAGCAAAGTAAAGCCTTTCCTCATAAAAGGCTACAGCCCGTGGCTGGCCCTGGTCGCCTCCGAAAGCCCCCAAAGACCATTTTGTTGTTGCATTAGCAGCACCAACAATATTGTGAGGCAATACAGATACACCACCATCATCTTCTTTTACCTTGGCTGTTACCACTGTCGCGGAATTAAACGATGTTATTTCTACATGGCCAGTATCATCGTGCCTATACTCCCAGTCAACATTACCATAGGTTTCGGTCCCTGACGTATGCACAGGAGGCGTATTACCTGATGTTTGGCTTGAACCAGTTACTTGCTTATAGACATGCCCGTTATAACGGACAAATTCATCGGCGTTATAACTTGTAGCCGCAGCCCACTCATCATATGTTACCTCAAGCACCTCGCGGAATCGCAATAAACGTCCAACGTCAGCGCTGGTAAACAAGGCTGCGGATGCTGTTATTGTTACGTTATTGCCTGTGTCAGAAGATGCGTAAAGAGTTGTGCTTGTGATGTTTTCATCAAGGTAGGGGCCATCAACAAAATCCATGTCCGTCAGCGTGAAGCTAGTAGCAGTCGTTCGCGTTAGCTTTGCGGGTTTATGGTCTTTATGCGCAAGAAAAACTACGTCAGCAGATTGAACAAAATTGATTTCAAATATATCCGTAACACTATATGTCGTGGCAACTTCTACAGGGCTGCCACCACTTTCCAACGGCGCACCATCTTGGAAAAACCTGATATAGTTAGCACCGAACTCAAGCACATATGCCTGCTCATCACTAAACTCAAAGGGTATTAGACGTACTTTGCCACCACTTTTAGATGAACCCGCATAGTAAGTGCCAGGCCGTCTAGTAACCCCGCCTTGTGGAAACACCACCATGTTCTGCAAAGTTTGTGCGCCAGCACTGTATTTCTGTAGGTCTATTCTCCCCTCAAGACGAGGCGATAGTTCACCGGCTTGAAAGCTAGTTACAATTGATGAAACTCTAGCCATCTTAGAACCTTGAATTTATAAATGAGTCTGCAATGATTTTGTCAGGCACACCTTCGGCAGCGTCCATAGACCTGGCCTCTGCTAACCTTGCTTGATATAACTGAAACATTTGTTGCGCAACAGAATTACTGCCAGTGATGGCATACGCTACTTCTGATGCCAGCTTGTGTGCAACTGTGCTAGAAAGCAAACTGTCGTATTGTTCAGTGTCAGTTAGCCTGCTTACATAAATAATCTTACAAACGTCTTCGTCCGTTAGTATCTTGCGGCCTTCTACTTTGAACATATTTTGGGAATCGTATGCAGCAATGTGGTTGTCTACATTTGTATTCCAGAACGATAATACCCTCAAACAATAAGGATTAGTCGGTAATGTGTACTGGTACTTAAAACCAAAGTCTGGTGCCACGCTATCACGCGCCAAAGCTTTTCTAGTGATGGCTGCGTTCCAAGGGTGCGCTCTTAGCACTTGGTCACGCACAGTTTCAAACCTACGGTTACATAACCTAGCTTCTTTTGAGTTTTCTGTCAGAGCCGTGATAGTTGCTGCGCCAAGCAAATCCATAGCTTCATTACAAATATCAACAACTGATGGCATGGTTCACTAGCCTTTCAACTCTAATCAGTACGCCCTTGCTTAAATTCTTCTCGCCGCCAATGACAGGGCCGCGTTTTCTGTATGCTTCTCTTGCTATCGTTTTCAACTTTTCTGTTGGTAATAATACCACAGTTTCGTCATCAAGTATAAACGCCCAATGCGTTGCTTGCGTTGTTGCCAACCCGCTAGGCTTGTTTCTACAAAAAAACTCCACAAACACATTACCAGTTCGTGAAGCTACAAAATCTCTTTTCACCTCTATAGTGTTTCCACTTAATATGCCTCCAAGCCATTGCTCAGCTATTTGGCCTACTTCTAAATCCCAGCGGAAGTCTCCGCACGGTTTCATCATGTTACCCTCCAATTAGGCAGTGAATGGGGCAGCACAGAAACCCGTGCCACCCCGTTAGTCTTAGTCTGGAGATTCGTCACAAAGGATTTTAACAACCTTTGCTTCTTCCATCCGAACCGCACCGATTGACATGCAGTAGTAGACCTGGGTCGCGTAACCCTTGTCAGCACGTTCGTCAATACGGGCAGAGATGTCTTTACCAATACCCAGAGTGATACCGTCTTCTGCCCATGCAAAACAATCACGAACATCGTCTGTCTCTGAACCATCAGAGGTTGCTAGACGGTTAGTCATGATAAACTTGAAGCCCATAAAGGTATCCAAGTCACCCTGCACCAACGCCTTAACAGTATTGAAGTCTGATGACGTAACAGTCGTATCAGCCAACAAAGACTGGATTTGGCTTGGGCCACAAGCTAGGTAACGCTGGATTGATGGGTCAACATCACCAGCATCCAACAACTGCTTGGCTTCACGAAGCTTTGCAAGTGTCAGGTTTGTATTACCTTGTGCAATTGTGTTGGTAATGGTAGCAGAACCGGCACCAGCAACACCTGTTGCGGCAGTACCAAGTGCAGCAGTAATGATAACATCATCCATTGCACGGCCCATAGCAGCAGCAGATGCCATTGCATAAGCTGATGTTGGGTCAATCAACATGCGAACCTTATCTTGGTCGTCAATTAGGTCTGCATATTCGTAGTCAGCCAAGGTTAGACGACGCCGTGAGTGTGGGGTGTCAATCTGTGGTGTGTCTTGGTGACGGGTTGTCCGAAGCTGGGCTGTAGCAACGCCAACTTGGTCGATGAAAGCATCTTTTCCGACAACAGTTTCTACGCGAACCGCATCACGCAGACGAGAACCCATCTGCTGTGATAGCATCTGCACGTTTGCAGAATACTGTTGTACAAATGCTGTGGTTACTTGTGTGGACATACTGTCCTCCTTTTAGTTACACATTTACATTTGAACTTTGCGGTGTGCTACCCGTATCTCGGACACTCCTGGTCTTTTTGGCCGACTTAGGGCCATCGTCTTTCCGATTGTCGCCAGGACGAGTTGCCTCGCTACCCTGCATAACCCACTCATAATAATTTTCTGCGAGTGCGTTAGGATTCATTACATCTCGCTGAGAGCCAAACTCTACAGCAATCCGTAAACAATCGAGGCGTACATTGAGTCTATCCAACTCATCCATGCACCATGCCCCACAATTCTTGTACTCTTGCAACCGCCTGTTGACGGCCTACTAAATTCTTTCTGTCCCAGTATGGTCCATTTCTGTCATTCATAATGGCGTCAATCTCAGCTTTTGCATCCGCTGGCGTCATTACATTTGACTGTGACATTTCTGCAACAGTGTCTTCACTGGTCACAGATTGCCTGAAATCAGCGATTTTTGCAAATGCTTTAATAAACTCAGGGTTATCCCCTAGTTTAGAACCATCTTGCAAAGTGATATCAAACATCTCTGGGTTGCCAAATTCCTGTGCAACCTTGGCGGCGGCTTCAACTTTCTGGTCAAAAGCGCGGCCCCACTCTTGCTTTAAAGAAGAAACCGTTGCTTCTCTAGCAGCTTCAGCCATCTCAACTGTTGCAGCTCCGGTCTTTTCCACTGTACTACGGTAATATTCAAGAACACCCTGCGCTTGGTCGGGTGTAAGGCGCAGTTTGTGCGCAATATCCGAGTATTCTTTAGCTACTTCTTCCGTAACTATAGAACCGTCAGCGGCTATCCCATAGTCTTGTGGTGTCTCTGGGCGGCCAAGGCGGTCATAAATTCTGTCTAAATCTTCCTCTGTAGGGTTGCTGGGCATTGGAATCTTATCGGTTCCAATCAATCTTTGCGCGTTTACATAGGAACGGGCTAGGTTCTCAACATCTTTTATAGGCGAAATGCTAGGATGGTCCCGTAGTTCTTCTGGTATCATGTTTAGAAACTCGTTACCAGACCCGCCTGATGCAACCTCCGCAGGGGTCTCCATCTCTGGCTGGGCTACCTGTTCGGTGTTCTCTAGTGACATAATTACTCCTCTTTCATCATATTGTGGATATGAAGGATAACAGCACGTTTTCCTTCTTCAAAAGCTGTGGCATTGGCATCGCCAGGCACATAGCTGGAAGCACGGTAATTACACCGCGCCTCTAAGTCCGACAGGACTTTTTTGCCGCCTTCGTCTTCAAAGGCTTCTTTATACATAAACTTTAGCTTTTCTATTTCTTTGTTCACTTAGAAACCATCCTGACTGCCTGCGCTGCTTGTGCGCCGTCCGCAACATCGCGTGATAATTCTTCGCGTTCCATCATTGCTTGTTGTTGCTCTGCACGGTCTTGTCGCACCTGGTTCACTTCACGTTGAGTTTTAAGTGTGGTCTTTGGAACTCCAAGTGCCTCAGTGATATGGCGAACCAACCCGTCAGGGTCAATGTGGTCGCCAACAGGTAGAGACTGCGCTAACGGCATCAGCACTTCTAAAGCCTTTAAGGTGTTGTTAAGACTACTAGATTTCTGGGCTCTAGCTAGAGGCGACACATACTCTATATCTACATCCCGCCCTTGCAATATCTCAGGCGCTGGCATTAATAAGTTTTCTCTAACCATTAAAGCAAACACCCTGTCTATTAGTGGCCGCAACATCTCGTTCATCAATCTGCCTAGCACAGGGCCTATTACCCTCATGCGTTCTTCTTGGCGTTGGATGACCTCTGTTGCTGTCATATTAGGTGAGCCACCAACAAGTAATTGGTCAACAAAGAAAGCAGAACGAATAGCTTGCCTTCGCTGGTCCTCCATAGACAGCCCAATAGGAATGTTAGCACCCGTATTTAATGGCGTAATTGTGTCCCTAGAACCAGCGCGATAGAAGTTTAGGCCACCAGGTTGCGTTCTAATAGGCAATAAAAAGCCGTCATCAGGAACCAACAAAGGCGGGTCTATCATTTTCTGAGAAGCTTGAATAATGGTTTTAGACATTAAATTCAACATCTTAACGTCTGGCAGCGCAACCATTGCAGGGCTTCTACCCATAACCTCGCCAGTAGCTTTCAAGAACCGAGGTACAACATAAGGCAGTTCTTCAAACCCACCTTCTGAAATAGCCATTTTAGTCTTCATGCAAATATACACAGACATAAACGGCATGTTCTTGTTGTCTGCTTTGCTAGGGTCTCTATCCACCCTTGGCGTAACGCAATGCAGAATATCAACAGTTTCATCTGGAGTTTTTTCATAAACACGTTTGATGTGTTCGCCAACAGAATCAATACCAAATCGTTGAACAGCAGCTACAGCGCTAATAGAATATTTCCTAAATACCGTATCAACTATTCCATATTGGTCTTCTTGGACATAGAACTCTGATATGTGCCTTGTGCTACACCGCAAATGACCCTTGTCCATCTCGACAAACATACAGCCTGTGCCAAACACAACCAGGTCAACGTACATTTCATGCACTTCTGTTTCAAAGTTAGACTGGTTAAAGGCCCTCATCATGCGGGCGCTAGTGTCTTGCAACCACTCGCGCACCTCATCATCGCGGTTTAACTCTGTATCTTTGACGTCTAAGTGGAACCAGGGAGAAGCCCCACTTGTCAGCATACCATGCAAAGATGCAGACAAAAGGTCCACAGCTTGCAAAGCAGTTCCATCAAAGATTTGTTCCATACGCTTCTCGCCGCGAGAACGCTTCTTTACAATATCTGCCTTTCTTGGCAGCATGTAATCGCCTAACTCTTGGTAATGCGTATCCCAGTTATCTCGCCGCGCCTTGATGTAATCAAAACGCTTAACAAGTCCTTTAACGTAATCTTGCATGTTTTACCCCATTAAAGTGGGCGGTTGTCCAGGTGCGGCTGAATCACCTAAAGCACCAGCAACAATGGTAGAGCCTCTACCCTTACGCCTGCGGCGCTGTGTCTGCACTTCTTCTTCCGCTAAAGTCGCAGCCTTTGCCTCATCTACAACTGGTGGCAATGGCGGTGGTGGTGGCGGTGGTGTTGATTTGGCGCGTAAAAAACCCATAATTGTCTCCTTATAATGCAAATGGATTGTATTCGTTCATAGTTACCTGTTGCGGCGGTTTTGTGTAGTTAGACCTATTTTCAATGCCAATAGCAAGATACCTAAACGCATCGGCTGAATGTGATGTAAAATCATGTCGCGGCTGGTCACGAAAAGTTTTCTTACGTTCATCATACTCTTGCCTGTATTGCCTTAACATTTCCAAGCCTTCAGTACACTTATCCCTATCAAAGTGGCACTTAGGTAATAGCATACGCGCAGCATTTATGCCATCAGCAACTTTCATCTTAGGAATGACGCGAAACTTAATGCCCAGAGTATACGCCGTTTCTAACCTGGACTTGCCTGACCCCAACTCCCTCACCTCAATGTCATGCGGCGCTAAATGGTCGCCGTAATTGTAGTCCTTCCTATTAAGAACATCTGCGTAATGGTCTAAACCAACACCACTGTTCTCATAGTAATCAATTATATTAACAGCCCCGCCACGAAAAATCTGAGCAAACCAAATGGCTGTACTGTCATTAATGCCCAAGTCCCAAGCAGTATGCACAGGATAAGCAGGGTCATAAGGCACCCTTGTTATCCTACCATCATCCTCTGCATCTGCCAATAACTTGCCGTAATAAGCGCCAATAATGGCAGCAGTAAACGAACACTCATACTCCTGTTCATACTGTTCCGGCGTCATCTGCGATTTAGCGGCCTTCAACTCGTCAGGCTTTACCAACCCACTCTCACTAGCCTTGACTATCTTATGATACCACTGGTCGGAACCCTCCTCCTGTTGTTTCCTAGCTGTTTCTAGCAAATCAAAAAAATGATTATGTCCCGCTGGGGTGCCTAAAAATACAGCCGCCCCCTCTCTGTCAGATAGTGCCGGCCTAACAACCTCCCCCCATACCCTCGGATTCTGCATCCCAAACTCATCAAACGCACACATATCTAAATAAATGCCACGAAGGGAATCAGGATTTTCCGCAGACAACAGCATCAACCTACCACCATTAGGAAAGTCTACCCGTAGTTCAGTCTCATTAAACCTAACACCTGGTATGACGCCTGCATAATACTTCACATAATCCCAAGCAATCCTCTTGGCCTGCGTAAAAGTAGGTGCCACAAACGCAACCCTTGGCCTCGGCAACTCACAGGTCAACGCCTTCTTGATAAGTTCATTAACAGCCCACACAGTCTTTCCAAAGCGCCTGTGCATCACCAACACATTCCAACGCTTCAGGTTATTGTGCATCTCTGCCTGCAAACCCCTCGGCTTGTACGGTATCTTAACTGGTTGTGCCACTGTCACTCTCCCACAATATCCGCACAGTACCGTCACTAACCTCTACACCAGCACGGTTCTTGGCCTCGCCAAACTTCTCAGGCAATACCTTGCCCACCTTCCACCGTACATGATGCGCATAGTCCCGTAACACATTAGGATTGTAATCCTTCCTTCCATGCAAAGCGTCACCATACAATGTGTCTAACTCCTCTAGCGCCTTCTCAGCACTGTACTGCTGCGCCTCCTTAACAGCCGCCGCAAACTCCTCATCGCGCTTGCAACGCTGGTAGAACGCAGTCCTGGATACACCAGTGGCCTCGCATACGTCCACAATGCTATGCCCGTCTGCAATGCTTGATAAGATGATGTCGGTTCTCTGCCTTGTTAGCTTTGTCATGGGTTCCTCTTAGGCTGTGTGTTGAATAGTAGTATTTAACATATATAAAGCCGGCCTCGCGCTGTCGGGGGTGGTGGGTGCCAAAACAGCCCCCCTATGCCTTGCGCAGCGCAGGCAATGCAGTGTGACATTTGTGCAACAGTGTGTGACATATTTGCCACAGTTGGTTTTGTGTGATAGGCTCGGCAGCGTTGCAATGCAGCGCGGGTGACTCTGT